TACCTTGCTTTTTGTTTAAGTAATCACGCAAAGATAATCCTGACGCTTTTAGCTCTTCACGAGTGACCGCAGCTTTCTTACGGCCATCTTTACCCACAAAGGTGCTCTTACCAGTTTTTTTAGCTTCGCTTACGCTTTTAGCGCTTTTCTCAGCGGCCATACTTTTGCGAGTAACTGCTTTTCTGCGCATCATATCCGCAGGCTTAGTCTCAGCTTTCTTCGAAATGTCTATGTTAGGGCGCTTAGGTTCCCGTTGAGCGGTCGTAACTGCGGCCTTCTTAGCCTTTAATTCTTGGCTCTTATTAGGTCGGCGTACCCCAGTGACTTTAGTTTCTGACATACGGCTAAGGTCATTAACTTTTTTAGTAGGTTTTGAGGCCGTTTTAGCCCGACGTTTTGTCTTGCCCGGTGGCCGCACTTTGCTCCGCAGCTTTTCCCATAGGTTCATAGCTACTATCCTTTTTTCCATTTAGTTGAGGGGGACTTCGTTTTAGAAGGACTCCATTTAGTACGGTCAGCCCAATAAGCTGCACTCATTTTGCCCTTACTTATATTCTTGGCATGGCGAGATTTGAACGCTTTGCGCTGACCAACCGTTTGATTAGTCTTCACGCCTTGCTGCCCAAAACGAATCGTCTTTACGTTGTCACCTTCTTTAGCCACAACGATGTGTGACTTCTTAGGGTGAGAGGGGGTGCGCTTTGGCTTGTTAAACCCGCTCACCCCCGCCCGTGCTAGACGGGGATCTTTTTCCCTGCTCATAGGTATACCTGTTAGATGTCGCCCCGTAGCCGCCTCAGTGTGGCCTCTGGTAGCGCGTTAAATTCTTCCTCTGTCATAGTAGAAAGGTCTAAGGGTTTTTCTCCTCGGTTAGCAGAACTTTCGCCGGGAAGTTCCGGTGGTTGGGACTCTGCAGCCTTCAACTTCTTGCTAACTTCAGCGCGTTTCTTCGCAACTTCATCAACTGACTTGGCCGTAAGGGCACTTGGCGCTTCTAAAGTCGAAGGTGCTTCTAAGTTGTGTGACTTGATCGCAAAATTCGCAGCTTTTGACAGCGCGTCTACGGCCTCGAACCCCTGAACCATGAAGGCATCACGCAGCTCAATTACTTCCTGAGTCATTTCTGCGTTGTAGTCAGCGGAGTTCTGGTCAAATACAGGGAAATTCGCCTCTAAGTCATTAGCTGCCTGCTGCAACGCATTAGCTTGAGCGTTTTGCGAGACCTTTTGTGTCATCTCCTGCCGCATTTCGAAGGCAATCTGCTCACGCTCGGCCTGCCTCATCTCTTTACGGACCTGTGTAGCCTTTGCCGACTCGCCATCTAACAAAAAGTTCTGGTACTCAAGCTCTTTTGCCTCGTAATCGAAGGCTTCAGGCGCATCTTCCGGTGGAGTCTGCTGCGCTTTCATGTCATCGAGTTGCTTTTGCAGTGCTTTCTGCTTTGCCAACACTTCATCAAGCCGAGACTTTGGCACCATAGGCTTTTTCGGAGCCTCTGCTACCGCTTCTTCTAAGGGTTCGGGGTCTTCTGCGACTTCAACCTCTGCTTGATTCTCGACCTCAGTTCCGTCCTCCTCGCTTGCTCGCTCGGGTTCGGGTTCGGGGTCTTCTTCCACGACGGCGTTTTCGGTTTCTTCGGCCACATCTTCTTCCACCTCGTCTTCTTCAGTCAGGTTTCCGTCAACGTCCAACCCAAAATTCAGATCAAGGTTTTCCCCCTGTTCTAAAGGCTCCGCTCCGGGCATCGTGTCATACATAATCTTTGTGCTTTCTTGCTCTTCAGCCATCTGTGGCCTCCTATTGGGGTTGGGGTGTTCGTGCGGTTTGCATTGCGGTAGTCGCAATTCGTGCCGCAGCTTGGGTTTTCTGTTGATCCGTCCTTACCTGATTTGTCATCGAGGACAATTCACGGCGTAAGCCGAGTTCTTCCATCTTCATCTGCAGCTTGGTCTGTAGTTCCTGCATTCTCATGTCGGGACCAACTTCAGATACGTCTTGGACCTTAGCGATGTTGACCGCTGCTTCAGACTGGAGCTTCTTAACTTCTGCTTCGAGCTTGGCAATCTCAAGCTGCAACGTCTGCATAGCCATCTGCTGCTGCATAGCGACAACCTCCATCTGCTCTGGACTCTGCTCTACGCCCGTCATCATGCGAATACGCTTCGCTAGCTCACCCTTACGGGCTAAGTGGCTGTACTCGATGATCGCGTCATCCGGTATGGCAACGCCTACCTGACGCAAGTTAAGGGCCTCTGCGAACTGCACTTCATCGAAGCTGTCTCTTGCAGGTGCTGTAGCCACGACCACATCGTATTCGCCTAGCGTAAGGTCATTAACGATCTGTCCTTCCGGGGTCATCTCATTGATAACCACTTCTTCTCTAGGCTTCAGGGGGTCGGATTCATTAGTCACCTGAATGATCCGCTGCTCCGTGTAAAAGGTTTGCAACAGGTTCAGTATCTTTTCAGCTAGGTACTGACGGGTCTTCCGCAAATTGTCTAGGGGCACCTGAATCATGATCGCGCCACGATTCTGTTTGGCTTGGATAGCGATGCCAGATACTTCGGACTTATCCGTACCTAACATGCTGTCGTTGATACCGGAGATGCTTTGGATATTTGCTTGCGCCTTCTGACCAATGCGATCAAGCCCACTCGGGATCTGGTTAGGCTGAATTTTTAGTGGTGGGTTAGTGCCACGCGCATACTCTACGACCAAACCTGTTTCAGCGCCGTGCTCTTCCAGATCGTCTACGGTCATTCCGACTAGGGAGCCACTTTCTACCATCCAGCCGCTGTTAGCGGTGGTGTTAACGATATGCAACTCTTGACTAGCGATCTTATTCAGCTGCTCTTGGGGTGACAGCAGGTTGCGTACCATACCGAAGGGACGGCCTCTCCTGAAGTACGCGAAGAACGGTACTACCGTAAAGTCGTTGTAGGGCGACCAGTCATCAAACAGCACTACCTTGTCACAGGTAACGGTCCACCGGACTTTCCGTTTGGTCTTTGTGATGATGCTAAGGCCGTACTCTTTTGCGAACTTCTTAGCTTTGCGGTCGTTCCACGCTTCAGGTACTTCGCGCTGATCGCCTGTGTTTGGATCAACAAAACAGTCAACGCGGGTTATTCTTTTGTGTTGTCGTTCGATGACTCGCAGTGCTTTGACGTTTCTGTACTCGTCATCTCCCTGTATACCTGCGCCAAGATAATCATCTGTAGAATCAACATCACCAAAACGAGTTTCTTCATATTCGATACTGTCTCGGCCAAATGAGCTTCCATTTTCTGCAATAAACTGGAGCTTGTCTGATTTCTTTTTTCCGTAAAGTTCTTCGATTTCATCAAGCGTCATCCACTTCGTTTCGAAAACCTCATTCCAATTTTTGGGATCTGCATCTTTTGCATCGGGGTCGGGCAGAATATCGAGAGGGTCTTTTGCCGTGATTCGGATTTCACCTTCGACATGATCAGAGAAATCCATCCGCACATCGAAGTAACCACGGCCATCCATGATGAGACCATCTGCAAATACCTGCTGCTCGACCCAATCAAGTTTGTTGTTGTCGGCAATCTGCATGTACAGCTTATTCAGCGTATGCGCGACTTCTGCATCACCTCCTCGTCTTGGTTTGAATTGAATGTCTGCTCGTCGAGTAGACTGCTCACCTAACACAGTGTTTACCGTGGGTAGGATAGTGTTGATGGTCAGTGCTGGACGGCCTTCCGCCTCCAAAGCTGCTAGATCAGCCTCATCCCACTGCTCGCCTCTGTAGTAGGAGTCGCATTTCTTAGCCATCTCGACGTACTCAAGATGGCCGTTGTCCCTAGCCCGTATGTAACGGTCCCATTGGACGCTGGCTGTAACAGATTCGTCGTCGTATTTGCTCATAATTAGGCGCTCATAGCTGACTTGTTGCGCGGCGTTTTAAACAGATGATCGATCCTGTCTCGCCACGAGGGTTCTTTAACTACAGTTGTTTGGTAGGTCGCAAACTCAGTCATCATCAGGCCTAACCACGCAAGGGCATCGACCTGATCATCGTGAATGCCATTTGGAAAGCGCAGCAACTCAGCTACTAATGGACCTGTCCAGATTTGGTTCTTTGGTACAAACACCATGCCCTGCTGCATACGGCCTTGGATGGCCCTAGCCCGTGCTTCCTTGTCCCTACGCCCTGTCTTGAGGTCTTTGAAATAGGCTTCATATAACCCGCGCTCTCGGACACGCTTCTCCAAGAATGGACCTAGGGCCATTTCGATATGGCCTTTCTCAATACCAATGATGCTGGGCTTCCAGACTTCGTACAGATCTAGTATTTGCTCTACTAGCTCAAAGCCATCAAACCGCCCTCGGACAACATCGACCACAAACAGACGGTCATAAGCATCGACTCCAATAACCATTCCGACTGAGTAGTCGTTACGGTCCTTCTTGCCGATTGCCAAATCCCACGCAGCGTAAAAACGCATTTCATCAAGGTCGATATCGTCTTCTTCAAAATACTGAATCATGTCCCGTGTAAAGTAATCACCGTCATCGGCAACTGGGTTTTGTTGATATAGCGCTGACCAATCCCTAGGGCCAACCGCCTTTCGTATACGGTCTAGGGACGGCTCGTCATATCGCTCGGGGTGAAGGGCTTCACCATAGTTCCTAAACTCTTCTTCCTCTTCAGCGAGTGCTGGATATCGAACAACCTCCCACTCATCACCGCCTTCAGCTGTTGCTTTGAGTAACCGTCCAGCAAGGTCATCGTCATGCCACCTAGTGAGAATGACCAAAACACCACCACCGGGAGCCAGTCGCGTATACGCAGTTGATGTATACCAGTCCCAGTTCGCGTCTCTGTTATTTTGGCTTTCGGCATCTTCTCTGTTCTTTACCGGGTCATCGATTACTAGGACATGAGCGCCTTTACCAGTGATACCGCCACCCACACCAGCAGCAACAAACCCACCGCCGTTCGTAGTGAGCCACGCTTCTGCGCTTTGGGACTCAGGGTCGAGACGAGTGTTAAAAGCTGTTTTGTAGCTAGGTTCGCGTAATAGGCCACGGACTTTCCGAGAGAAACCCATAGCGAGCGATCCAGAATACGAGCAACTAATGAACTCGTGAGCGGGGTTTCGGCCCAGGTGCCACGCTGGGAAAGCAATGCTCGCCAAAGTCGATTTGCCATGTCGCGGAGGTAAAAAAAGCATAAGTCTAGGGGACTGTTTCTCCACCACCATCCGCGAAAACTTCTCCAAGCGTTGGCAAACATCCTTATGCACCCATCCTGCTTGATAGTCTGGATTAAATCGTTCAACAAAGGGCAGTAACCTCTTTCTGGTAAGGAATCGAAGCGCTAATTCAGCCCTAGCTTTGTCTTCGACCGACTCTTCTTCTACTATTTCTGGTTCTGGCTCCACTACCGCTGGGGTTGCCAGCCTTTCTGCATCGTCGGCTTTGCAATAAACGCACAATCGGTCCTTACCGCTGAATAAAGTTTCAGAGTGGAGACTCTTACACCTTATACACAGGACTTGTGGGATCTGTAGCTCACTCATTGACAGCTACAGGCTCTAGGTATTTGTCGTTTTTGCCAGCGATAGACAGCAACTCCTCATCAGACATCCGTTCCAACTGCTTTGATGTCGCGTTTATCTGTATGCTCACCTGTGGCTGCTGCTCCGGGGCCACCAAACCGTGTAACTTCACTAAACTGTCCACGGTATTCTTCATTTCCGTAGCAGTTGCGGACGATTGGTATGCGTCCATGTACATCATGTGCGCGTTTGCGTGAGTGAATTTCACTTCTTCACGCATTTGCTCCTTAAAATACTCAACTGCTGTTTTTATCTGCGGCAATTTCGCAGCTGAGTACGCAGTATCGGCGCTTGCGTACCCTGCGCCCCTTCCTGCAGCGGCAATTGTCATGCCTGAGCAAATAAGCATGACCAGCTTCTCTTGCTGGACTGTTAATCGACCATCTTCGATGCCCATATAAGGGACATGTGCTTTGAATTCCGTGGAATTCGTCACGAAGTTATCAATGGATATTTTTTCGCTGCTTTCTTGCGACATCTGCACTCACGGTTTCGTCTAAATACACAAAAATTGGCGCTCTTTGTCCCTCGCCCACAGCTTTGAGGTACTCAAGGTAAATAGGGATATCAACTTCTGGGTTGATATTTTCAAAAAGGTCCGCTGCTGCGAGTGCGTCGTAAACCAGAACTTCATGCTCGCCGTCCCTAGTCCCGGTCCCAAGAATTGCGCCCTCGAAACCGTCTAGTGAAATCATTTCTTCATATACGTCTTCAGCCATTTTGCAATATTACCAACACTAATAGTTATTCGCAATGATGTTTGTATATGTTGATTACCCACCATGTGAAATCTTCTTGGGAGAGTGACCCTCGCAGCATATTCACAGCCGAACAAACAAGCTGGACGTTCTGGGGGTAATACCCTTTGGTGTGATCGAGTCGATCGACGCTTGTGTTCTTGGAAGTGAAAGGATCACCATTAGGTGTGTGCGTCATATAGACACCTGACAACGCGCATTTACCCCCTTGCTGCTCCCAGAGTTCAATGCAGTCCTCTGCAGTCAAATGAAATGATACGCCCTGTTTTGTCCTAGTGCTTTTGAGCTTGGAAATACCTTTACGGAAAAAGTGTAAGAGGTCCGCGCCTGACTTAGCAGTGCGACGGATGTGATAACAGCTGTTACACAGGTTCTGTGTTTTAAACTGGGTTTTTATTTTGCTCGTTTTGCAGCCAGAACAATACCGATCGGTTTGGGCCATTCCGCCCTCAAGTATTAGTTTTGGTAATACTAGCAGAAAATATCATGAAAAAAATTTTTTGAAAAAGTGTTCAAGAATCACTCACTCACTATCTCCCCCCTCCCCACCATCGACGCCCCTCTCCCCGGATTTGCACTATGGAACCTTGTTTACGTTTTCGACTTAGGAACCTTGTCTGGGACTCCTTCGCTTTTCTCTACTACTACATCACTCGCTTCGCTCCTGACGCACGGTTGTCTTTGCACATTCACTCATTATTAAGACTTACTATGAAATTCAACTCAATAGACCTCAAGCAAAAAGCCCTAGGCCTTAAGCAGAAGCTAAAAGACCCAGAGACACACGCCAAAGCCAAAGAGCTAGGATCTAAGACCATCGACTACATCAAAGAACACCCCTCCGACATATTCCTCGGCATCATGACCTTCGTCATACTCGACATCGAAGACAGCCTAGAAGACATCGAAGACTCATCAAGCATATCCGCTTACACAGACGCATCAACCTTTCTCAACAGGAGCTAACCCAATGAACTCAATTATCAACACCTCAGCCAACATCGCAGTAGCCAGCTTTCCCCTCGTACTACTATTAATGGTCTCTTACTTCATATTCATAGCCTTCGTAGAAATCCCTATAACCCCAATCACCGACGTTCCTCAATTCTTAAACTGCAAACAAGATCCGCTGCTCACCAAAATCAACCCAACTAACACATGGGTATGCTTCGAACCTGAGTAACAACGATCAAACCAACCAACCACACAAGGCGAACCGTCAAACGTTCGCCTTTTTTGTGTCAAAACAGGGGCAAACAATGTGCTGGTCCCCCCAAACATATTGCCAAATTGACAATAAGCACTCGACAACCGGCAATTGTCTAGGAATTTGGGGCTAGGGGCGGCGGCGCGCTGCTGGTA